GAACAGATTGCGATTTTCATAATATAATTTTTTAATATTTGGTTATTATAACACAAATTATGAGAAGGTGCGGCAATTAACCGCATCTTTTGGGCAAACTTTATTTATTCAAAATTTCGTTTGGTTTCTTACCGATATTATATTTTTGTATTAATTCCCATTGATTTTTTTCTTTGAAAGCAATGATTTTAATTTGATGCAGAGGTGCAACATCTTCACCGATTATTTGAGGATTTGTAATGTTTACTAGACCCCATTCCGCCAGTAGCTTTGCAATTGCATTTCTCCTTTGAATATCATTCTCGGAGATGTTTGTTGGTTTACCATCTAGTGCAAATAATTCCTTAAAATGCACCAAATAATAATGACCTTGTTTATGCAAGATATGGACTGATTGGTATAAAACTTTTTCTTTGCGTGAGGATACACCAATTCTAGTAAGAGTTTCTTTTACTTTCAGAAAATCATCTTGCTCATTGAGTGTTACCTCAACGAACTTAGTTAAATCTGCCATTTCACTTTCCTAATCCACCGATATCGGTTTGTTCTTTTAATTGTTGGATTTGTTCATTACTTAGTAGGCGTAGAGCTTCACGAGCTTTGGTATCTGAGAAACCATAGGTGGCTTTTATACATTCTATATCTTCACTTTTTTCAGACTTTACCCACTTTGCAAAAGGTCTTTTCTGTGACCTAATAGTATTTAGAAAAAAATCATATTGCAACTTCTTGTCTAAGTGGTGCCTACTGTTCATTTCATTGGCGTAGGCGATACAGTCTTTATGGTAAGAAAGAGACCGATTGATTAGAAATGGAGCATAGCCCTTCTCAGACTCTTCATCTACAATCAGATTCTTTTTACCATATAAAATTTGATTTACATAGTCAAACGGATTCATTATATACTTTCATACCAAAATTCAATTCCAGTTAATTTCTTTCCGTGGTTCATCCACGAAACCATATCTTGTAATATTCCTGTGTTCTTTAACTTTATATACTTATCTGTGTACATATAGTCATCATTCTCTCCACCTTGACCACCTTGTTGGCGACTAAAGATACGATTACTAGAATTTATGTTATTGATAAAATCTTCTTTATCTATCCAATTCATGCGAAAATGGTTGTCAAAATTCACTCCTAGAATTATCAATCTATCCCAATCTTTATGACAAGCAATATGATTGAAGGTAAATTTATCTTTTTGTGTACTTAAACTAAATTTTATTTCAGTTTTATAACCATCAATTACTTTATCGTGACCAGAGTTTAATCTATCACAAACTTCACAACCCATCTCATTCATTATTTTTGCAACCAAACTTTGGCCAAAAAACCCCATTTGTGAAGCACTAAGTTTTAGATAACCTTCAAAGTTAGTTCCTTTCCAAGGGTCATCTAATTTTGATTTAACATAATTGGTAAGAGTATTATCTTCAAAAAAAATATCTAAAGAATTAATCTCTTTCATAACATTCTTATTAATCCAATTGTATCAATAGATGTTAGCAGAATGTAGTTAGCCAACATGCCAAAGCTTTTACGAGACCAAGCAGCCCAAGCATAAATGACACACCCACATATCCAGACAGGATATAATGCAAGAAGAGGTGGGTTAGGGACTGTGATTGCCATCGTGATAGAACAACCAATAGACACAGCCCAACCAATGAGCTCAGCAATAAAGCGGTATCTATTTGAAGCATAGTCATCTTTAATCCAATCAAATGTCGGTTTTAACAAATCAATCATTTGAACTCCAATGACACCATCAATTCTGTTAAGCAAGCAACAAGATTAATTTCTTGGTCTGCAACGAAAGCTTGTTTGTATTGGTAGTCAGCAATGATAACAACTGCTTGAGGAATAGATTGAGGTTTTAATACCTCATATAGATTGTCATACAGTTTACGATAGAGTGAAGCAGGATCAACATCATTGCTTGCAACCCATTTACGAATTGCACCAAAGTCTTTGTCTTTAATAAACTTAATGATATCAGCAAGTGATACATCAACAATCTGTGCAAGAACACCAGTATCAATCTTACCAAACTTTGAGAACCTTTGCAGTTCATTAATCACACGGCGAAAATCAGGAAAGTGTTTCTTGATTAACTCAGCAACAACTGGTGTTTCATATGCAATTTCTTCAGAAGATAAAATTGTTTGAATACGCTTGAAGAATTGAGTAGCCATAGATGACTTCTCAGAAGCTTTAAGTGTGAATTCAATAACGGCACACCGACTGTGTAGAGGTTCAATGATTTTGTTCTTGAAGTTACAAGTAAAGATGAATGAACAATTACCAGCAAACTCTTCAATTGCATTTCTAAAAGCCGCTTGAGCATTGGCAGAAAGATAATCTGCCTCATCAATAATGATGACTTTGCGACCACCAGTAAAAGACATTGATGATGCATAGTTGGTGATTTTGTTTCTGACCATATCAATACCGTTCTCATCAGAACCATTGATAATCATAAAATCACAACCAATTTCATTACACATGGCTTTCGCCACAGTAGTCTTACCAACGCCAGCACCGCCAGTAAGTAGAAGATTAGGTATGTTCTTTTGAGTAACATACTCCTGAAACGGTTTCTTTAGACGCTCAGGAAGAATACAATCTTCAATATTTTTAGGACGATACTTCTCTGTCCATAATAAATGTTCCATACACAACTTTCATAATATAATTAAATTTCATCATGCCATTTAAAACCAAGAAGATACTTGGCCATAAACCTGATGAGAGCATTTGGTTTTGTAGGTCTATACACAAACATAGAATCTGATATTTCCCACTTGCCAACATTCTTTGTAGAAGGTTTTACAACAAATGAGCTGGTTACAGGTTGTGACCAACTTGTTATACCTGTACCGCCAATCAAAACACTACCACTAGTTGCAAGTGTATTAGTGTTCCATTGTCTTTTTCGCCATTCAAGAATCCATGTTTCACTTGGTGTAAAATCCAAATCTAATGGAATTTGTTGAGTTAATGGCCAAAAATAATGAATCTCAATTTGATGCATTTTTCAATTCATTGATACGGTCTTTTAATACACTAGCCGCATCATTGAAACGACCAGTACCTTCAGTATGTGGTTTAAAGTAGTCTCGCAATAGAGTCTCTCTCTCAGCCTCTAGTACAGCAATGTATTGTTCTTTTGTAATATCATAGCTTTCATAATCAACTGTGTCCATGATTAAGCCTTTTCAAACTTAGAACCGGCTTCAGTTGTGATCCAGTATTGTAGATTAGATTTTTTATTCTTAAAGTGCGAAATGCCTTTAGAAGAGATTTGAACATCATAACCACCAGCCAAAACTTTAGTGATGTTTTCAGTCTTAAATACCATACGATACTTGTCGCCATTACCTTTTGCAATTTCAAGTGCATCGGTGTGAGCAGCATCATTTGAAGTATCAAGTGTAGCAATGTTAATCTTTTCACCATCAGATTCAATTGCAATTTGTGGTGAACCTAGAACAGATGCACTACGCAAAATCCAATCAAAGTCTTCAGCCGTCATCTCAAAAGATATTTCGGTACTAGGCATTGTTAATTGTTTTTCAGGTGGGACTGTAAGCATAGTAGGCTCACAGAAACGATAATTTGTTTTACTACGGCCTTTGTTACCAATGATAACAGCAGACTTCTCAGTAAACTCAAATGTTGGAGTATCTTTATGTAAAGACACCACGGAAAGAAATTCGTTTAGATTGTAAACGCCAAAGTCGGCAGGAATTTCTTCGTTGATTGTAGCCTCAGCCAAAATATTTTTACCAGAAGATACAGTCTTTAGGACTTTACCTTTCTTAAAGTAAATACCTTGATTAATGTTACCAAAGTTTTTTAGAACACTCAAGGTGTCATTAGATAGTTTCATAATTTTCTCCACAAAAAAATAATATAAGTCATTATACAACACTAACGAATAAATTGCAAGACCTTTTTAACTTCATTGCCTAATTCGTCAAGTGTACCATTGTTGTATATGGTATAATTGAATTCAGAACCTACCCAATCCCATTCGGAACGGTGTATGTCCAATTCTCTCATTCCCATAATCGCTGATGAAAAACCAGCGGCTGCATCTTCAGCAAGTTTGTACCAATGTGGTTCATCACCACGCTTAACTCGGATGATTCTTCCACCATTGTTTTGGATATATTCTATTTCATTTTTAAAACGAACATCGGTAACTACAACGTCTTTACCTTTTGCACGATTTAATAATGACATAACCCAAATGTCTTTGTGAAATACATCTCTACCTGCTTCTGTTCCCATCAGTTGTAGGGCAAGTCTTGGAGAGAAAGCATGTCCGAATTTTTCACTCCAAAAATTGTCTGGTTCTTCACGCCATTTACGAGAAACTTCGGTATCACCCTCTAGTAACTCTCTTGGCCAACCAAACATCATTGAGCAGGCATCTTTTAATGGTTTAGCAAAACTGTCTTTAATATATCCGTGAGATTCAAATATATCACCAACAGTTCCTTTACCAGAACCAATAAAACCTACCAACCCAATAATCACAGGCGACCAGTATAGTTTGCAACAGCAGGCATGTTACCAGTAAATGCGTAACTACCAATATGTTGTGTTCGCATCCAAGGACAAAGATAGATTTGTCCACCCATTTTGCGCCACATTTGACAGAACATATAATCTTCTGATAGATAGCGGTCAGAACCACCACCAACAATAGAGTCTTTGGTATCAATTACAGTATCAAAGTATGCATGAATATAACGTGTGCCGTCAAAGTGTGCTTGACCAACATGGTCTGGTTTATATTTGATAGTTGGATATTCAACTGCCATTTTTTCAAACACATGGCGTTTAATCATCATGTGACCAGTTCCAATTTCCATAACTTCTAAAGGTTCAGTTACTTGAAATTGGTTTGTACCTCTTACGACATTGAAAACATATTCACCAACAACATTCTCAAGTTCTTTAGGATCCAGATTTGGATGTTTGCGAGCAGTCTCAGCAATATTACCCCAGTTCATAGACTTCTTAGGATAGGGGCCACCAATAACATCTTTATCTAATGCCATTAGAGCAATAATATCTTGTGGTGAAAAGTGAATATCGGAATCAATAAACAACATGTGTGTGTAATCTGTACGGAGAAATTCATCAACAAGGTAATTACGAGCTCTTGTGATTAATGATTCGTTAAACAGGAAAGAAAATTTAGTTTCAATTCCGTAACCCATCATAGTGGTCTGTAAATCAAGGCAAGATTTTACATATAGACCGCAAGCCATACCGCCATACATCGGTGTAGCAATGAACAATTTGTTCTTTTTTAGTTCTTCAACATTTACTTGAATTTCCATATTATATCCATAAAATAAAAAAAAGGAGAGATACTAATATATATCTCTCCTTATTCTTGGATTAGCCTTTAATTAGGCAAATGCACGCTCACCTTGTGAACGGATAGAGGCAATGCCTTCTGCAACCATACGCTTAGTTGGTTTACCCAAGCGATAGAAGGATACTTTTTCACCGTTAGCATTGTAACGGCTATTCAAGTAAATTGCATTACCTTCATTACGCAACTCATTGATAGTTGCGGATGGGTTTGCAACACCAAATACTGACTGCATTTTGTTTGCGGTCAAGGTGTTGTATGCACTATCTTTAGAAAGATAGGCGAGGACTTTTGATTTAACTGACATTAGGAATACTCCATAATAAACACGAATCGCTGAAAGAACAATTATTTAAGAGGCAATTCAATCTCTCAAATGTGATAGTATTATAACATAATACCTGAGAGATAGCAAGCATTTCTCAGGCAATTAATAAACATTCGCCTTAATTAAAAAGGAACATCTTCATCTTCATCTTGCTCTTCATCTGGACTTTCCTTAGCAGAAATTGTAGAGGCAAGAATCACTTCAGTATTTGCACCTGCATCAACTTTGGTATACAAGTCAAGGAATGATGCCTTAGTGTCATCATCAAAACGGTTCAAACACAATGAAATTGATTTCATCTTATCACCAAAGATACCGAAAGTTTCAACAATGTGGACTAAACGGCGAGTGGAAATCACTTCGTCACAACCGCCATCAGCAAATGTTTTACGAATCACATCAGCCCATGTAACAAGTTTTTCTGCAAACTCATCATCGGCACGACCAACTGAGGTCAATTCTTTTTCAATGATTTTGCGTTCTGTTTTAACGGGAGGAAATTCTTGTTCCATTGTAGTGCGGAATCGTTCTAAGAAAGCTTCGTTAAGAACATTGGTAAACATGTAACGACCATCATCTGAACCTTTACCTTTTGTATTTGCAGTAGCGAATACGGTAAAACCAGGTGCAGGTGAAATCAATTCACCTTTCTTTTTCAACATGAATGGTTTGCCTTCAAGCACCCGTTGTAATGAAGAAAGGTTCTGAGCACCATAATCAATTTCGTCAATACATAAAACAGCACCTTGACGAGCAGCCGTTGTAACGGGGCCGTCACGCCATTCCATATTACCATTAATCAGAACATAATTACCAAGTAAATCACTTTCATCGGTTTCTGGTGTCATTGATACACAAACGAATTTGCGTTTAGCCTTAGCACAGGCCTGTTCAATAGACATTGTTTTACCGTTACCAGAATGACCAGTAATGAAAACAGGAAAGAAGCGGTGTGCATTTACAATTGCAAGCACATCTTCAAAGTTGCCAAATGGCACATAATTTTTATATGATTTAGGAATCAAATCAGAAGATTCCAAATCTGTTTGGACATTCTGAATACGATTCTCAGATTTATCTACAGGTTTTGTCATAGGTAATACTTGAGCGGACATTTCAATTACAGGAGAAAAAGAAGAATTTGGAACTTTGTATTGACCACGGCCAACACGGTTATCTGGATCTTTAGTATACCATTGAGAAGTAATTCCCAATTGCTTACTAATTTCTTTTATTTCAGTTCTACTAACTGTAGCTTTTCCTAAACTGGTTAGTTTATTCAAAAACTCTTTTTTCAACTCTGCACGATTAGACATAATAAATTCCTTACTTCACAAGATACACATATTATAACACAACTGGATGGTTTGTCAACCGATGTGTTGCGGAAAAACAACAGATTAAACTGCCATTTGTTGAATGAATTTGGATACTAGTACCCTATTCACTTGTTTCTTTTTTGTCATTTTCATAAAAGCATTCTTCAATTTACCTGAAGTAACTTTACCATCAATTTCCAATTCTTCTTCTTCGGTTTTTAAACTAGCACCACCTGAAATTAGGTAGAATGAATTATAACCTTTAGTGTTTGAGATTAGAAACTTTTCATCTTTGAATTTTTTTATCAATTCTTTTTCTTTATCCCAAGCATTCATGTTTGGTTCATTACGCATATTTTGAATAGATAAACCATTCTCAAAGAAGAAACGATTGCGAATAGCAGCCTTTGCATGGCTTGGACGGCTAGGAAGAATAAAGAATCCAAAAACTTTAGTTTTACCAACAACACGGATCCATTCTAAAACGCCAAGCAATAATTGTTCGTTTGTGGCATATTGATAATTTTGTCTAGCAGAATTTTTCAATTGATATTCAAATTTGTTTTTAGGATCACGCAAGATAACATTAGAATAACGGGAATCAAAAACTTCACTTGACATCCAAGTTTTAGTTCCTGCATGTGTTTCCATTTCAGTTTCAACAGCACGATAATTGGTACTATCTGCATCACCATCATGTACTATGATTAGACTTGTTAAATCAATATTGTTAGTTGTACGGAATTCATTTAGAATTGAACCTACAGCAACTATAGCTTGAATCAAAGGAGTGTTAGAAAGGCTTTCACTTGTTGGTCGGCCAACTACACTAAAACCTCTGCCATAAGAATAACTTTCTTTTAACAGAACCATGTTACGCAAACTCTTGGTAAATTCAACATTTGACATTTTTGAATTCAAGTATTCACGCAATTGGACATTAGAGAAATTTAATTGACCAGCTTTCTTAGAAAAAGAAAAATAATCTTTATCGGTCATATAATCAATATTACGATCCATTTTAAAAGTTCCCATATCATCAGTAAAACCAAACACACGGAATGGAATATTTACTTTACGGCAGAACATAGAGAGAACCAAAATCTGTTCAATTGAACCTGCCATGTTATCAGACATAGAACCAGAACAATCAAGCAACAGGATTAAACCATGTGATTTGCCTTTTGGTATCATCATCACTTTACGGAAAATGTTATCATCAAACTTGTAATTGCAAAGCTTGTTAATGTCAATATCACCAGTATCGGACAGTTTAGATTTACTGAATGCCTTGGCAGCCTTACGCATTTCAAATTCTTTGGCAAGTAAACCGACATAACGCTCATTCTTATTTTTGAAATCGTTTACCGATTTTTGGATGTAATCATTATTAAAAGAACCAATTAATTCCATTCTTTCTTGGTA